AATTGAAGTTCTTCAAAAGAAGAACTTTAATTGTACTAAGTACCAACCATTCACATGGTTGCCAAACATATTACCAGATTAATTTATTAATTTAAATTAAACGTTCTGGAATATAGTCCGATCCTTTTTATCCGCTACTCCTTTTCAGAAGTAACCCATTTGTTACCTATGACTAGGCACTAAGGCTCATCAGTTCGGATCAAATAATAAATATAAACTATAAACATATGAAAAAAATAAACAAAACAATAAAAATCTTATTGTCTATCTATTTCAATCGTAAGTACAGTTCATATGGAATTAGATGAATTGTAACAGTAGAACGTATGAGAAAGATAAATGGTCTTAAATTCACAATTAAGTATATGAAAGCTGTTAAGCTTCATATTACTAAATATATTGCAAATGAAAGATTATTATCGATTTCAGGTTCTCGTGTTAGTGTTGATAAAGATGGTTTCCCAACAAAGTTTAATTATATTAAACATATAATTGACTCTGGTGATATAGATGGTATTAGATTTGTAATGACATTATTAACTTATACTAGGGCTATAAACCCAACTAAAAAGGAATATTTAAAAATATTTCCTGATTATAGTACAATTACTAATGAATTCACAGGTTCTAATAAAATCGCGATTCCTAATAAAATTATTAAAGAATTTGTTGATTATTATAAATTAGCAAATCCTAATAATAATAATAATCCAGAATTACAATGAAGTAGAGATGATCATTATTTGAGTTTTAAAAGCTCGCCTAATGGTCAATCTACATTACATAGTAGCTATGGATTATTTTCAATGATATTTGTTGGTCACACAATTTTAGAAAACATTCTAAAAATTGTTGGTGAAAAACAATATCATGAAATTATTGGAAATCATATTAAAAAGTTATATCATGATCACAGGTTATTTATACCTGGAAAAATTGATTATCTTTTTGGAAAAATATCTATAGTTAAAGACCCTGAATTAAAAATGAGAGTAATTGCAATGGTTGATTACCATTCGCAATTTGTTCTCAAGAAAATTCATAATTCACTATTTAATAAGTTAAAACTCATTAAAAGTGATAGGACTTTTACTCAAGATCCAATCTTTACTACACCAACAATGGGTCATAGATTTTGATCTATGGACCTATCTGCTGCAACTGATCGTTTCCCCATTGACCTACAAGAGAGATTACTTTCATATCTATATGGAAGTGAGATCTCAAGTGCATGAAAACAGTTATTAATCGATAGAACATATAAAACTCCGGAAGGTGACGAACTTCATTATAAAGTTGGCCAACCTATGGGAGCATATAGTTCTTGAGCTGCTTTTACCTTAACTCATCATCTTGTAGTATTTTATTCAGCTAGAATGGCTGGAATAAAAGACTTCACTAATTATATACTATTAGGTGACGATATTGTTATCAATAACGATAAAGTTGCTAAGTATTATATTAGAACGATGAAGAGACTGGGGGTTGAATTATCAATGAACAAAACTCATGTATCAAAAAATACATATGAGTTTGCTAAAAGATGATTCAAAAATAAAAAAGAAATAACTGGTCTTCCGTTAAGAGGTATTTTAAATAATCTAAATAACTATGGAATTGTATTCCAAGAATTATTTAAATTTCATTATAAATACCCACATTTAACAAATGTAAAATTAACTGATATTATGTTTATTATCTTTAAAGGATTAAAGATTAAAGGTAGAATTATTACTAATTCTCAATTAAGATTTAATCTAATGAAGATAAATTTTTTACTAAGATATATTAACAAATTAGTAAATTTTGATGAAACTAGATTGTTTTATACAAAATTTATAAAATCTGAAGATATATCAATGGTAAATGAGCATAATTTCCTTGATTTTACTCGAGGGATGCTAAAATTAGGGTTAACACAAAAGATTGAAAATTCTGTTAAAGAACTTAAAACTTTTTATGATGACGTATTAAAAAACAGTTTTATTTCTAATATAGAAAATAAAAATGATTTACAATACGAACCCTTAATCAATGGTCTTTATAACAAAATGCTTATAATGAGGAATTCTATTGATAGAATTGTTCGAAATAAGGATTTTGATATAATTGATGCAATGAATGATATGAGATTAGATAACCCAGAGGCTTATTTAGAAAAAATTAAAAATTCTAATAAACCTTTAAGTAATCTTAATGACATGTTCAACACTGCAAAGAAACGTATTAAGGAAATCAATGAGTATAATTCTGAATATTTTCAGGATATATACGATTTTGATAACTTTAGTAATTTCAGACCGTATGAATCTTATTATAGAGCTGAATTATCAACACAAATTGATAATTTAGATATGATAAGAGGTGCTTATTGACGTGATCCTCAGAAAGAAACAGAAATGCTTCAATACTGATAGATAGCAATAACCCAATTAATTGGGCATTTTAGTTTACTGAAAAGTAAACCAAAATGG